GGCCGGTCTTGTTGCCGGGCATGCTAGGGGAATACAGCATGCGGCCCATCTCATCGGCTTGCTTCTCAAGCTTGGCCGTCATGTAAACGTGCTTGCCGGGCAGATCGCGGAAAGCGCGGATCACTTCCGTCATCGTGTCTTGCATGGCGCCATAGGCCTGGCGTGGGTCTTTGGCCACACGCTTCTCAGCGTTCAAAACCACTTCAGCGATCTCGCTGATCGAGTCGATGGCCACGCTCTGAAAGTCGCGATCCGATTGCAGCCAGGCTAGGGCTTCCCTGAGATCGTTCATGTTGCCAATCTCAAGATAAGGCAGGTCAGCGCCAGCCACGGATAGCAACCCGCCCTCGGCTGACAATGTAACGGGGTTTGGCAGGGTGGGAATGAGCGACGTCTTGCCAGCGCCAGCCTGTCCGTAAACAAGCAGTTTCACGCCATCACGGGCAATTGCGCCCGTGCGTTTGAGGGTAATAGCCATAGTGTTTGGTCTTTCGTTTGCCCCTTCGGCCAATCCGGTCGGGCAAAGCGACCTTGCGTGTGTTGACCAATTATGTCAACAGCAATGCGCGAAAAAATTATCAGGAGCGATTACATGCAGACCATTGAAGCCATCCGAAAACAGCTACAGGATCGAAACCTGCGGGCTGTGAGCCGGTTGACGGGGGTTGGATATGCCACAATCCTGCGTCTGATGCGCGGCGCGACGCCGTCTTACGCCGCGTTGAAGAAGCTGAGCGACTATTTGGGGGACAAGCGTGACTGACCTGACGCATATCCTAGGCGGCCCCTGGAGCCCGCCGAAGCCCGCGCCGATCGAAGATCAGATCAGAGACGCTATGCGCGCGGCGGGCGTGACACCGCCTAGTTCGATTGTGATCGACGGCACGCTGCACCGCTACCAGACCGGCAGCAAGGGCCAAGCCGGGCATGATAAAGCAGGCTGGTATGTGTTCTTCCCCGATGGCGTGTGCGCTGGGATGTTTGGTGACTGGCGCACGGGCGTGACGCAGACGTTTAGGGCTGAGGTGGGGCGAGAGCTGACGGCCCAGGAACAGATGGCCATCACCCGCAGGCAGGCTGAGGCCCGCGCCGCTCGGGACGCCAAGGCCGCGCAAGCCGCTGAGACAGTGGAGGCCATATGGGCGCAAGCCGGGGCGGCGAGCGATGACCATCCCTACCTTGCGCGCAAGCGGGTTAAGGCCCATGGCCTTCGCATCACCGGCGATGGGCGGTTGATGGCTCCCCTCTACGATCACACGGGCGCGCTGTCGTCGCTGCAATATATCGATGCCGATGGCGGCAAGCTCTATCACGCAGGGGCGGCGACAGGCGGGCGGTATTGGGTTGTCGGAACGACAAGTGCTCAAGCGACAAACGGCTCCGAGGTTGTTTACATCGCCGAAGGCTTCGCCACAGCAGCCACCATTCACGAGACTACCGGCAAGCCCTGCGTGGTGGCTTACAGCGCCAGCAATCTGGTCCCCGTCACCGGCTCTATACGCGAGGCCCACCCGGACGCTGAACTGGTCATCGTGGCGGACAATGACGCTAGCGGCGTTGGCCAGAAATACGCCGATCAAGCAGCAGCCAAGCACCGCGCCAAGGTTGTGGTCATTCCCATCCAAGGCGACGCCAATGATTTTGTCGCTAGTGGGCATGACCTGCAGGCCCTGCTTAACCCGCCGATCGAGCAATGGCTCATTCCCGCCGATGAGTTTTCAGCCCAGCCCGCGCCGCTGCGATGGATGGTCAAAGGCTGGATCCAGGCTGAAGCCCTGCACATGATCCATGGCCCTTCAGGCGGGGGCAAGACGTTTGCCGTACTCGATCTCATGCTGCACATGGCGGCTGGCCGCACTGAGTGGAACGGCTGCAAGGTCAAGCCGGGGGCGGTGGTTTATCTCGCCGGCGAAGGACACCATGGCTTGCGAGGGCGCGTTGCCGCTTGGAAACAACACCACCAAGCCGACAGCTTAACCATGTGGTTAAGCCGGGAAGGGTGCGATCTCAACACCAAAGAGGGCTTGCAGCATGTGATTGATCACATTCGAGGCCTGAACCACCAGCCCGACGTGATCGTGGTTGACACCCTGCATCGCTTTCTCAAGGGCGACGAGAACAGCGCCCAGGACGCTAAGACCATGCTTGACGCCTGCGCCCATCTCATGCGGGGCTTTGGGTGCGCGGTCATTCTCGTTCACCACACAGGAGTGAGTGAGGAAGCCCAGCATCGCGCCAGAGGATCGAGCGCTTGGAGGGGCGCCCTAGACATCGAGATCAGCGTAGTCCCCAGCGACAACGGGTGCCTGCGTTTGGTCCAGCGCAAGAGCAAAGACGCCGAGCTGAAGCCGCCCATGAATGGCAAGCTTGAGACCGTCACCCTCGCCGGATGGGTCGATGAGGATGGCGAAGCCGTCACCAGCGCGGTTCTCGTTGAAGCCCCGCCAGAGCCAAAAGAAGCCGCTCTTGCCGGGCACGGAGCCATTCATCACCACCAGAAATTATTTTCCAGGGCATGGGTTGAAGGCGGCAAGATTTTGCTTGGTGACGATCCGTTCGTGGCAAGGGATGCCGTGGCCAGTTTGCTTCAAAATGATGGCTACAAGCCGGGGTCGGTCAAAAATATGCTCGCACCAAGCAGCAAGGGGAAGCCCGTGCATGACCTGCTGAACGCTGAATGGATTAAAAAGGCGTCAGACGAGGGGGAAAATGGCGATGGCTGGATCATTATCGAGCCAGGGTGGAGGGCCTCACTTTTGGTCATTAGTGACTCACTAGTGACTCACCAGTGACTTTTGGGGAAAAAGTCATCGGTCATTTTCAGGTCATTTGTGAGTCATCGATGAGTGGTCAGGAGTGAGCACAATTTCACTCAGTCACTCACTCACTTTTCACTCACACCTTAGGGTGAGTGAAGTGAGTGACTTAGTGAAGTGCTCACTGAAGGTGACTCCGGTGACGCGGTGACGGTCGAAAGGGGGGTTAGATGGGTTGGTTAAGAAGTGGGGCTTGGAAGGGGTTGGTTAGCTAAGTTGGCTAAGTGGAGGGGCGTGGTTAACACAATGGTTAACGGCAAGGGTGGAGCGACATGAACGAAGATTACTGGAAAGTAAGGTGCGAGGAGTTGGAGGAGGAACTTCGCCAGGTCCGCGATGTGCTGCGGAGGGAAATTCATCCCGTCGTGTCGGCGATGGGAATGATTGCCCCGCAGACCCCCAGCGGGGCGGTTACGATGGTGGCGGCGCTGTACAAGGCCCACCCTCACGCCTTGTCGCGAGAGCGCCTGATGCTGGCGCGGCGGGCCTGCAAGGAGGACGTGGACGACAAAGTGATTGATGTTCAAATCTGCAAGGCTCGCCAAGGGCTGCGGAAAGCCGGAGCCGAAGGGCCGATTATCGTCAACGTCTATGCCGCTGGTTATCGAATGCACGCGGGGGCTTATGCGTGGTTGTCTGAGCGGCTGGTGGAAGTGAGGTTGACAGATCCGCGGTTGACAGACGCACGGTTGACAGACGCTACGAACCTTGCTTCTGTCCCCACAAAACACAGGGGCTGATCATGGGTAATCACTTGGACATGGCGCAACGCCAGATTGAAGACCGAGCAGAACTGAGCCGCGTGCGGGCTGAGCTGGCGATTCAGCGCAAGGCGCTCGCTAACCTGGAAGAGCGCGAGGTCGCCATCGTGGGGCGCATGGATGAGCGTTTGCTGGCCATGGCGAGCTTGTTGGAGGCTGACAAAGCGATTGGGTTGGCGGTTGAGCCGCCCGCTTTGGAAGTGACGATTGAGACAACGCCGGTGGATGCGGATGCGGACGCGGATGCGGATGCGGATGCGGTTGACCTAACTGCGGTTGATCTGGCCGCCGTGTCTGAAAAGCCGTTTCAACGGCCTCCTGGCGCAGTCGCTTTCTGATGGCCGCTATTGGCAACCCCGCCGCCGTCCAAGCCGCAGCCGCCAAGCGAGACCAGTGGGGCCGCGAGAGGTACGAGCAGGGACGCCGCGATGGCGAGGCTCAAGCCGACGCCCGTTATGCCGACCGCCTTGAAGCCGCCCGCGCGGAACACTTGCAGGAGATTGCCCGTCTCGACGAGCGACACAAGGCGAACGACATTGAGATCCGCGGTGCAGCCTATTGGCGCGGCAAAGTGATCGGCGCTGTCGGCGGCCTTGTGGTGGGGTGCTTCCTTACGGTGCTGACCGGCGCGCTGATGTTTAACCAGAACGAACGCGCTTTGCAGGCTGGCGCTAATGTGGCCCAGGGCGGCATGACCGCGGGGCTGGCTATTGATGCTTTGCAACAAGGGGCAGAACAATGAAGATTGGCGTTGGACTTCCACCCGGTTGGTCCGTTATCGGGACGATCTTTACCGGCGCTCTTCTCTGGATCGGCGCGCAGCTGCCGGCATGGCTTTCTTGGGGCTTTACCGTCTTGACGGCGCTTGTCCCTGATGTCAGTGTGGCCCCTGTTGTTGAGCCCCCTGTGCAGTGATGGCAAAACGTCCCGGCCTTTACGCTAACATCGCAGCCAAGCGAGCCCGCATTAAAGCGGGCTCTGGTGAGAAGATGCGGAAACCCGGAGCAAAAGGCGCTCCCACCGCGAAGGCGTTTCGCGAGAGTGCGAAGACGGCGAGGAAGTGATGGCAAAGCCCGCAAAAGGAAAGGCTATGGTTAAGGTCACCGCTTCTGGTAAGCGCGTGTCTTATGGCCAAGCCGGTGAAGCCAAAGGCGGTGGGCCTCGCGTGCGGCCAGGAACGAGCAAAGGCGATGCTTATTGCGCACGTTCTATGGGGCAGATGAGAGACAACCCGAAAGCAGCCGCCGACCCGAACAGCCCGTTGCGGTTAAGCCGTAAGCGCTGGAAGTGTTCGGGTGAGCGGTCGCAGCGTTAAAGCGTAGCTCGCGCGCGGTAATATGAAGAAACCAGGTCGCCCTGCTCACGTTAAAACCGAAGAGAACGCGCAGCGCGTTGAGCAGCTGTGCGCCTATGGCATGGATCACGTCACTATCGCCAAAATCTTTGGCATTAGCCACGACACGCTGACCAAGTATTATCGCGATGAGCTTGACGTTGGCAAAGCCAAGGTTGTTGAACAGGTTGCAAACTCGCTGAAGCAGAACGCCCTTAATGGCGACACGCAGGCGCAGAAGTTTTTCCTGTCAAGCCGTGCGGGCTGGAGCGAAAGCTCCCAGCAAAAGGTTGATGCGAGCGTAACCCTTGCCGTCGTTACAGGCGTCCCGCATGCCTCAGAAGCAGATTA